TGTCCCTATTTTAGTGTATTATGAATTTCTTGATGAAAATATGTGTATATATGCTTATTGGGATCAACTTAATGAGAAATGCCCTATAGTAATTAAACGTATAGAAAAATCCCTTAGTTTAAGTTTCTTATTTAATCTTATTCGTGCTACTCAGCAACCTCGTCCTCAAATGTCCGTTGATCGTGCAGCTAAAGATATAGTTAAGAAGATGGTAAACCATGTTGTTCCTGTGCGAAGTAGTAAAGGAAAATTACATGGAATAGTTCATGGACAATGGGTTTTAACCCCCTCTCATATTGGCCCATCTTGCAAAGCTTTATTACATAAGTCAACGTGGGTAGATTTAGATTTAGTTAGTACTAGACCTGATTGGGATCTTTCTTTATGGAAATTTAACAATCCTAGTTTAAGTTATGCTCAAGCTCCTTTTAAGTATGTACCTAACAGAGAAGAGTTAATTAGACATGTAAGTGGTCATAGTGTAAGTATGACATTCCTGCCCAGCGATGAATATGGTTGGGTTGGAAACGTAGCATTGCAGTACAATAAAGAATTTGCTGCAGGTAAGTTTGATGAAATTTTAGCTGTAAATGGAGTTACTGCTTCTTCTATTCCCACAGTTAGTGGTGATTGTGGTGCTCCAACTATTTTATGTTCCCCAACTTTGAAACACAAATGGATTGGTATCCATATTCTAGGTTCTAAATGGAATGCGTATTCTACTCTAGTTACCAAAGAACGTTTATTCGCTCTTGGGTACATTCCTGAGAAAACTGTGTACGAAGACGCAGTAGAAGAACTAAGCTCTGAAGAAGAAGAAATGAATATCGATTTTGACGGAGATGCAGAACTTCAAATCGACACAACTTTTCCTGTTATTGATGACATGAACTTGTGTCCTTTGAAGTTGGAAAAACCTAGAATTCCATCTGTTCAAGAAATTGAATATGTAGGACAAACTTCCTACAATGCATATCCTGCTAAGAACACTAATTTGATTAAGCATCCTTTTTATGGAACATTTCCAGTAACTAAGGTCCCCTCCGCTTTAACAATTGATCAGGTTATTGATCCCTCCAAATTAGCTAAAGATGCTAACGGTAATCCTGATATGATCCTTACCCAACTAAAGAAGTACGAAGACTTCCCAACAGTTGTGGATGATGTAAAAGAAAAACTAGACATAATGGTTCCCCAAATGATAGATCAAATGAAACATGTTATGGGTAATTGTGATTATACTCCTCTCTCTGATGAAGACGCTCTTTCAGGCTTAATGTTGGATCCTCAATCTAAATCTTTAGATATGAGAACATCCTCCGGAGAACCTTGGACTAGAGTTGGTAAAACTGATGGAAAGAAGAAAGGAGCTTTTCTCACCATAACACGTGGAGAATGTGATCAAAAGAGATATAATTTCAATCTCGATGTAGAACACGGACGTGTTCTAGTGGAATCAATCAACCGAAAAGAGAAACTTGCTAAGCAAAGAATACGAACACTCTCTCTATGGAAGAATTGTCTTAAAGATGAAACTAGAGATAGAGACAAAGTTGCTATTGGCAAGACTAGACTGTTTGTAACAGCTCCTTTTGATTCTGTTTTTCTGATGAGAAAATATCTAGAACCTTTCAAGAATCAGTGGCAGAAATGTAGGATTAAATTACCTCATGCTGTAGGTATTGATCCTTGTTCAGCTGAGTGGTCTCAGCTAGTTTACGCATTACAAGCTAGTGGACTAGAAATGAATGATGCTGACTTTGGTCAGTTTGATGGTAGACTACGTGCTGACTTCATGAGAGCTGCTGGAAAGGTTGTTCTAGGAGTGATTGATCCCGAAGATGACGAAGTAAGAGCAGTTATTGAAACTCTCTGGGAAGAAATGGTGGAAACCTTCCATCTAACGTACAATATGGTTCATTTGACTAGACATGGAAATCCCTCTGGAAATCCTTACACAACTGTGATTAATTGTCTTGTGAACTTTATGTACCATTGGTTCTGTTTTATGCGTATTACAGAAACCTCTTCTCTAAGAGTTTTTCAGAATGAAGTTTCTATATTTGTATTTGGAGATGATGTGATCTTTTCAAAATCTCCTCTTTCGAAATTTACTTTCAATGCAGTCGCTCCAATCATGTATGAATTAGGCCAAGAATATACCAACATAGAAAAAGATGGTACTACTAGCGACATGAAACCACTAGATCAAATAAAATTTCTTCAGCGTTCGTTTGTAAAACTAACCGGAGGCGTGTATCTTGCTCCATTGAAGACTGAATCTATTGAACAACAGTTTAACTATACCAACATTCAGTCTGATGATAAGCTTACTATTATGGTCCAATTAGACGAAGCTCTTTTAGAAGCAGCTACTCACAATCGTGAATACTATACAACTTTCACCTCGGCCATAAAACAGGCAGTAAAACGCTCACCATACCTTCGTAATTATGTGGAGAATCCTTTCTTCTTTTACCACGAAGATCGAGCACGCCTTTTTAAGCGACTCGGACTGATGTCACAGCCTGTTTTGACTAGTGATTAAATAAAATATGTCTCGTACTTACGTAGAAATATCTTCAGGCACTTTGTGCGAAATCGAAAAGGAATTCAATTTCCCTACCTATACAGATGGAGATTC